ATTTCCAATTCCAATAGTACCCGCACCTGGCACTGTTTCAAATATATCAGTTTATTATAATATGGTAATTACTCCTGGTATATGGAAGCCTGCATTTATAATCCCCCCTACAACTACACCAAAAACATTAGTTGATATTTTTGTATTTTGGGCACAACAACATTTAGCAACAATAACTGGATTAATTGTTACAAATTCATTATATCCTCCACTTTCCACACCTGCTCCTGGTGTAATAAATTGGACTGGCTATAAAGTTCCCAATGTTACTGCTACATTAGGTGCTGCCACTTCAACTATGTTATTTGGTGGTGCAAACGTAATCTATGATGGAAACACATTATCACACAAAGGCTTCCCAGGTTGGCATAGTGGTAATGCAGTTGATATTTTTACAAAGATTGGTACACCGTGTTATACACCAATTGGCGGCGTAATAGAAGTAACGTCAGATTATGGTCCTACTGTAATTGTTAAAGATGGTAAAAAATTATTCGGAGCGGGAATTGTAATACGAAGTGAAGATGGTAGAAAAATTTATATGACACATTTAAAAAATATGCCAAAGAATATATTAACTGGTGGTGGTAAACCTATTTTAAAAGGAACATTTGTGGGCGAAGTAATGGACTTTCCGGATAGTAGTGCTGACCATTTGCATATAGGATTTATAGATGGTACTAGTTTTAAAGATTATATGTTATTGGATGGTAAAGGAACGTTTTTGTAATATAATCCCAAAAATACTTAATTTAAATATTTATAAACATAACAAACAAACAATAGAATATTATGGACATGGATAAACTATTAGAAGCCATTCAAATTCTTGTTAAAGAGGAGCTTAAAGAGCAATTACCTGCTTTAATTAAGGAAGGTGTGAAGGCTGAAATGAAAAAAATGCTATCTGAAACAAAGGTAGCACCAAAACCGCAATCAAAGGGTATTTCAATGGCTAAGGCTATTTTAGGTGATGAACCAATTCAAGAATCAGTTCAAACTAAAACAGTACCAACAAAGCAATACAGCAAAAATCCAATGATTAATCAAATACTAAATGAAACCAGAGGTGGAATACCACAGGGAGATGGTGGATTTAGAACAATGAACTTTGCACAAGGTGATATGGGTTCAATTGCAGGTGGAACTGCATTGGCTGAAAAAATGGGTTATGGTGAAATGGCTAAAGGACCTCAACCAACTGGATTGGGAGTAAACACTGGAGTAGCTGAGATAGATAAAGCTTTGAATAGAGATTATTCAGAACTTGTAAAAAGATTTAAAAAGAAATAATGGCAATCGTATTAGGTAGTAAATTAGTAAAAGATACAGAAAAGTATAATGATTGGGCTATTGGTGTTGTATTACCTATACAAATTGGCAATACTGGATTTAACCAATCATATACAACAGCTGTACAAACAAAATCAAATATAAAAAATTTATTACTTACTAAGAAATATGAAAGATTAATGCAACCAAATTTGGGAAGTGATTTGCAAAAAGTATTGTTTGAAATGAATGATGATAGTTTAGAAGAAAAAATAGAAAATGCAATAAACAATTCAATAGAAACTTGGTTACCATTTGTAACTATTGAAGATATATCAGTAGAACAAACAAATGAATTAAAAGATGCTAATCAAGTAAATGTTTCTTTAAAATTTAGAATAGATAACAATGTTAATTTGGAAACACTATCATTTAACGTTCAAGCATAACAAATATGGCAATCAATACAATAAATAAAAATTTTAAAAACAAAGGTAAAGATATTAAATACCTTAATAAAGATTTCTCTACATTTAGAGCTAACTTAATTGAGTTTGCTAAAACGTATTTTCCAAAAACTTATTCTGATTTTAATGAAACATCACCTGGTATGATGTTTATTGAAATGGCATCTTATATTGGTGATGTATTGGGATACTATATAGATGATACTTTAAAAGAATCATTAATGCCGTTTGCTGAGGATGAAACGAGTATGTTAGCATTAGCACAATTTTTAGGGTATAAGCCAAAAGTAACATCTCCTGCAATATCTACATTATCTGTATATCAATTAGTACCATCAATAGGAAGTGGATTTAATAATAGGCCTGATTCAAAGTTTTATTTAAGAATCAAAGAAGGTATGGCGGTACAATCACCAAACGGTATAGAATTCAGAACAACAAATCTTGTTGATTTTGAAGATTCGGCCGAAAGAGAAATAACTGTATATGAAAGAGATTCAAATACTGGTGAACCTATATTTTATTTAGCTAAAAAATATGTACAAGTAATTTCCGCAGTTGTGAATGAAAAAGAAGTATCTTTTGGTAATTATCAATCTTTTCAAACTATTGATTTAGAAGATACTAATATAATCTCTATATATGATGTTAGGGATTCCAATGGAAACAAATATTATGAAGTACCTTATTTAGCACAAGAAATGGTATTTATTGATTATCCAAACACAGAAGCAAATGACCAAGAATTATATCAGTTCAAATCAACTGTACCATATATTTTAAAAACAATTAAAACTGCAAAAAGATTTACTACAAGAATAAATCAAAATAGTACAACAACAATTCAGTTTGGCGCAGGTGACCCAACGGCAAGTGATGAACAATTAATTCCAAATCTTAAAAATGTTGGATTAGGATTACCAAATTCTATTAGTAGATTGGAAGAATCATTTGACCCAACTAATTTCTTAAAAACAAAAACATATGGTACATCTCCATCAAATACAACAATAACTGTAAAATATTATGTTGGTGGTGGTGTTGCATCTAATGTATCACAAGGGCAATTAACAAAAATATCTGGAATAGAATTTGATGATGATATATCAGCTTTCAACAATGCGGATAGCATAACATATAATACTATAAAAAACTCTGTAGCTGTGGATAATGAAATTCCAGCAACTGGTGGTAGAGATGGTGAAACATTAGAAGAAATTAGACAAAATGCATTAGCAAATTTTGGTGCACAAAATAGAGCAGTAACTGCAAAAGATTACCAAATTAGAGTATTATCATTACCTTCAAAATATGGAGGAATAGCAAAAGCATATGCTGTGGCAGATGGTACATTGGATAATAATTCACCATCATCTATATTAGCATCTCCAAATCATTTGCAAGAATTTACTGATTTGGTTATGAGTTTTGTTAATAAGCCGGATTCACAAGAACCAACAGAAGGAAGCGTGAAGGCAGATATTACTAAATTTTTAATTGGTAAAACTGCAAATGAAAACGAAAAAAATAATCCGTTTGCAATTAATTTGTATTTATTAGGGTATGATGTTAATGGTAATATTACTAATCTTAATAGAGCAGTTAAAGAAAATCTTAAAACATATTTAAACGAATATAGATTATTAACAGATGGTATTAATATTAATGATGGGTTTGTTATTAATATTGGTGTTGATTTTGAAATAGTTGTTTTTGGAAATTACAATAAAAGTGAAGTATTGGCAAAATGTATAGTTGAATTAAAAGATTATTTTACTATTGATAATTGGTCATTTAATCAAACAATTAATTTAAGTGAAGTTGAACTATTAATAGCAAATGTTGAAGGAGTTTCATCAGTTCCTATGGTTAAAATAACAAATAAGTGTTCTGGTAAATATTCTTCAAATTCATATAATATAGAAGCGGCAACTAAAGATAAGATTGTATATCCATCGTTAGACCCTTCGGTTTTTGAAATTAAGTTTCCTGATGCAGACATAAAAGGCAGAGTAAAATAATGGCATACTATTTTTTAACAGCATCAAAAGATGCATCGGTTTATTTACAACAACCAAATCAAAATACTGGTTTAGATGAGATATTGGAAATAAGTAAAGTATATTATGGAAACATTAAAGATGTATCACATACTCTACTTAAATTTGATGTAGGCTATATATCAGCATCAATTTCTAATAGTAGTATTACAATGAGTGCAGCTGAATTAATAATAAAAGAAACTAAAAGCGAAGAAATTCCATTAGAATACACTATATATGCAAATCCAATTTCTGGAAGTTGGGAAATGGGTACTGGTACTAGATTTGATAATATATCAACGCAAGGTGTAACTTGGAATTATAGAGAGGGTGATAGTTCGTTAGAGTGGTTACAAAATAATTTTGAAACAAATACAACCGCTAGTATTAATAATGGAGGTGGTGGAACATGGTACACAACGTATAATGCATCTCAAACATTTAGTTACCAAACTACGGATATTAATATGAATGTAATATCATTGTTAAGAGCTTTTG